ATGATTTCTAAAGAGATTATGGACGCACATATGAAAAACGTCGAAGCATCAAAAGACAAGGCTGATGACGTCTTTGATAACAACAACTTTTTTGGTGAATCAACATTTAATTCACCCAACAATGTAGATCCAAACTCCTATGAGGCTTGGATTAATAATATCGTTGAAATGAAAGTAACTCTTGAACAACTTCATCAGTTTGATTTCTATGTTCCGGGAAATGCATTTATTCGCACCTCTGGTCCATTTGATGTATCAATGGCTCCAAGGGAATTATTTGAAAAGTCATTAACTAAAGAAGTCGTTCAAGATTACATAAACTCTGACGTATGTACAAAATACGAACACATCAGTTTTGAAAGGAAAGAATCTGAATATCCTAACGTCTTTAATGTGATGTTTAACTATTAACAGTAAACACCAAGACTACCTGTTTTGATAACTGTGGTTACTCGTCTAGCTCTGTTAGGAGTTTGGCGAGCCCACTTGCTATCAAGTGCCTCTGCCGACGCTGCCGACCAGTTTCCTAGCTGGAGATGCTGAATCATTTTCTTGAAACCAAGTACCCCACTTAAACCAAGCTGAAAGACCATGTTAACCAGAGCCATCCTGCGAGCCTCATTCAGCTGGTTGTATGTCTCATTAAGTACAGAGCGTTCAATGCTCTTGGTTGCTCTCAGGATGTCCTCAGTGAGGAATTTCTCTGACTGCACCTGTGTAATTCTTCCTGTCATTTCACCTGTGTAACTTGAAAGAATCCTTAGAGCTTCTTGATAAGATGGATTCTTTGTAATCAGCCTTCCTATTCCTATAGTCCAAAAACCTTCCGAATCTTTATAGAGCTCCAGTTTCTCACCTTCATCGTAACTTAACATCTGATATAAGTTCATAAACACCTCTTAGTTAAAAGAGTATTTACGTTCAATTTGTTGATATTAAATACAGCTATTAATAGGAGGCCCAATTATGGCTATGTTAGACAATACTTCCGTAAAAATTTCAGATGTAAGTGTGACTTCTAACGCACCTTTCTTTGCTAATAAAGCAATGTCGGGTAAATATCAGAAGAGATACACAGGAATTCAATTCTTTGAACTTGAATTCACTGCTAATTATCAAATGAACGATATGTCGGTGGTAAAAAAGTTTGTTGCTGAGCATCAATACGGACAGCCTTTTTCGTTTCCTCTAAGCTGGTTCAGTGAATATCAGGGTACAGCAAATGGAACCCTTCAATCTGGCATAACTGCACAACCCGGAGCTCGGCTGTTAACACTTGGAACTTTCACCGGAACTTTAGAAGCAGGTACTGTTATAAAGTTTGCTAACCACTCTAAACTTTACACAGTCCAGAAAGACGTTCAATCAGGTGGGCAATGCTCTCTGTTTCCTTCTTTGAGGGCAACTGTTCAAGCAGGCGAGATAATCAACTATCGTTCCCCTCAAGGTACTTTTGTTATGACGAATGACAAAATTGAATGGTCTATTAATTCTTTGAACAAAATGAAATTTACAGCTACAGAGTACATTTAAGGAAAAGTAAATGGCGCAAATAGATACAATTAAACAGAGATTTAATGCACTTTGCACATCTCCAGAGTTTATACAGGCATATAATGAGTTCAACGCAACTTCTGTTAAGCAGCTTAATCTTTCTCAACTGTTTTCAACGGGCACATTATTTCACCTTGTCAATATAAAGATGCCTAATGGCAATCAGCTCAATATTACAGATGCTTGGTATGATATCACTTATAATGGTTTAAATTATCTCGCAACTGGTGACTTTGTTGATATCTCAACAATTTCTGATGACAAAGAGATTAATAATGTCGGAATGACTGTTAAACTCGCCAATGTTAGAACAGATTATATTCAGCTTGTTCAGTCTAAGCAGTTTGATAAATCCGCCGTTAAGATTGAACTAGCATTCTGCAATCCGAACTCTGGTCAAATTGAACAGTCATTCAATGTCTTCTCGGGTACAGTTGATTCCCTGACTGTTAACCTGGAACTCAAAGATAATGAATCCACTAACACAACTGAAGCGAAGATGAACTCTATCTATGAAGTACTTGAAAAGAAAGCACGAAATCACGCTTCAGATGGTGTACACCGCTCATATCCAGGGAGTGAAAATGATGTATTTTTCTCAAGGATTGGTAAGTGGAACTCAGAGTCTATATGGAAGACTAAAAAATAATTATCAATTTTGTTCTTTATAATCAATTGTTTAACTTGTCATTTACTATGATAGGATTTATCTGATATAGTGAGATTTTCGAAAAAAGGAAAGGAAATCTTATGAACGTCTTCATCGATACCAATCTACTCTTAGACTTCTACCGTATGGGAAAGGACAAGTTAGATGAGCTAGAAAAAGTCTTTGCTCTGCACAGTAATCAACGTTTGATATTATGGCTCCCAGAGCAGATTATCAATGAGTTCTGGAGAAACAGAGCTAAAGTTGTTGCAGAGCATACTAAGGATATTGAGAAAGATTACAGACCGTCTCTTCCTCATATCTTTAGAGAACACGAAGAGTTGAAAAGTTTCAGCGAACATGTGAATGAAGCTAACAGAATTAAAAACACTATCCTTAAAGACGTTCAAGAACAATTTGCTACAGAAACATTAGCAGCTGACATTGTCATTAAAAAAATCTTTGCTGCTGCTTCAAAAATCACAGCTGATGAAGAAATGATCGAACGTGGTCAGCGTAGATATGACCTAGGCAATCCACCAGGAAAGAACAAATCATATGGTGATGCAGTCAACTGGGAATGTTTACTTAGCGCCATTCCTGATGGTGAAGACCTGTATATCATCACTGAAGACTCAGATTACAAGAGTGCATTCATTAAAGACTCGATGAATGAGTATATGAAGCATGAATGGAAGAGTAAGAAAAACTCTGAGCCTCATATGTATGCTCGATTGTCAGAGTTCATAAAAACTCACTTCCCTGAAGCAACTAATCTTGCCGAGATGGAAGTTAATCTGACAATCAAAGAACTTGAAGAATCACCTAACTTCGCGACTACACACCGTGTGATTGAAAAGTTGAATAACTTTAAAACGTTCAATCAGAATCAGATTATGAAGTTGATGAATATCTATTTTGATAATGATCAGGTTGGATATATCAGAAAGGATGCAGATATTAAAAGATTTGCAAACTTGATTATTAGTCAATGTGATAAAGAAAAAGATTCAGAGGGTTTAGCAGATTTCCTGCACAAGTATGTTAATGGGAAAATCGAAGATTTAGCATAATAAAAAGGGCTCAATTAGAGCCCTTTAATTTTTAGATGGCAGGAAATTATATTAGAAGTATTTTAAAGATTGGAATCGATTAGAAATCTTGGCATCTTTAACTAAAGTTACTTCAGAAGAAAGTAGCTATATTAAAGCCTGCCTTAAAAAGTAGAGGTGAATAAAACCAGTCTAAGTTATCAGTTTTGATAGCACACATATACCCGCCATAATCTCGCAATTATACACTTTATGTCCTATCCCTAAACCTGATTGAAGTTACCTTTTTATTGGCGCTTCTCACAACGAGCAATGATTGTTTCGGTCTTCTGAATACGAGAGCTAATAAGAAAACGACTAACACCAGATTCAGACTGTCCACGAAAGTAATAAGTGCGGTTAGCATCATATGCATCTGTCTTAAAGCTGAGGTTATCCAACTTAACATCTGAATTATAAAGAATAGGACTATAGAACCATCCCGCCTTTTGAGTTTTTACAGCAAACATATAGCCATTAAAATCTTTTACGTCTACTGATCTAGTGTCAACCATCTCAGAACCAGGTGATGATTGATAAGTAACTGTCTGTTCACAGGTGTAGTTAGTTGGATAGATATTGGCAACAATAGCCCAGATACCAAGAACAACTGATGCGCTGAACATGAGGCGGAATATTTTTTTACGAGTGTGTGATTTCATATTGAGTCCTTATAAGTTTTTTTGTGAGATTCTAAATTGAAAATTTTGAAGCGTACAATATTGGAAGTGATTTATTTCTATCGGCTTAGTAGCATAAAGTCACGTTGATGACAGCTTTGAAGCAGAAGTTTCACCAGAATTAATCTGAGATCTTCAGTTGAATTAATGATTGATAATTCATCCAATTCACCAGAGTGTCTCAGAATGCCTCTGGGAAACTCACAGTTACTTTGGGGCTTCCAGAATCACGAGATGTTTCGATGCCTCAGCGTTTAGTACACATGAGGAATTTTAAATTCAATGCAATTCAACCAGCGTGGAATAAATAGGAATATCAGGAATAATATTCCGCTACTATAAGTTATTAACAGGAATAAAAATTATGGCTAGAAAATCTTATATATCGATGGCTGAAATGGCTCGTCGATACGGTTACACATTGAATGCTATCAAAGGCTGGAAAGCAGAGGGATTACCATACTCTGACAATCCTAATGGAATTCCAGAAATTGAAGGAACTCACTGGATTATCGATAACAAAATTACTCCACTCCGAAATACTTCTGTAAAAGAAGAAATGGATCTCGAAAAATTACGGGAACAGAAAGCTAAAGCTGACTTGGCACAGTATGCTGCTCAAGAAAAATCGCGTGAGTTAATTCGTGCTGATCTAGTTCAACAAGTTCTCAACGAGTACTGCCAGAAATTTAAAGACTCAATCCGCCTTATTCCATCTCGTTATGCTGTGGATATTCTAGAATCAGCAGGTTCAGTGCAAGAAATAAAACAGAAATTAAGAGAGATCCTGAATGACAATCTGCATGAAATTGGAGATCTGTTAATAGAGGGTCTTGATATTCCCGAGGAAGAACTTCAGGCGGAGTCCGAAGACTCCAATGAATTGCCTGATTAACGAACTGATGAACTGAAAGTCTGTTTCTGTCTGTTGACTCTTACTGAAGTATCATAGAAACCGCCACAAATTCCCGCGGGCGCTGAAAGAATCTTTGAGGCTTCTCTTTCACAACTAGGACAACTTGCAGTCTGACTTTCAGAGTACTTCTTCAAAGCTTCAAATTCTCTTCCACATTGGCATTGATAATCAAACATTGGCATCGGAAGTCTCCTCATTTTTATTAATAAGCTCTTTAATTTTTTCATCTAAAGTAGGCACGATAAAAATCACAGACCTAATTCCTTCTTGTTAGTTTTTCAATTTTACGGTCAATCAGATATTTTAGGCAAACATAGTGTCTGATGTCTTTTTTCTGTAGTTTAACAATATCCATGAATTCTTGAGTGATTTTTTGTTGTCTAAAACTATCAGCAAATTCGTCAAAGTTATCTTTCTTTAAAAACTCTTCCATTGTCATTTCAACAAACTTACTCATCCTTAACTCCTAGAGTTTCATTGACAGCATCCAGAACAGCTAGGCGAGTTTCATATTCTTTACGACTAATTTTCTTTTGCGCAAATAGACTGTAAAGTGCGTTCATTGCTTCGTGGTAGCTCATTTGTTGCTCCTGTATTTTTCTTAGTTGTATTTATTACACGGGATTTTCAAGCCAGAAAGCAGATTACCTAGAAGCATTAGAGGCTGTAGAACTATCCATCCGACAACACCCATACAAAAGATAACTGAAGTAGCAAACCAAACGATAGAGAGAATTAGATGTTTAATAAAGTTCATTAGAGTTCCTGAGCCCGGAAAACCGGGCGGTGAGTTAGTTAAATTCAAAATTATCAAGTTCAACAAGATGGTGATTTTTCTTAGAGTTACGCTCAACACGAGAACTAATACCATTAAAGATTTCGTTCTTAACAGGTTTCAGACCAGCCAATTCATCGGAAAAAACTTGAACAACACTTTCAGCTTTAGCTTTAGCTTCTTCAGGAGTGTTAGATTTAGCAATTTCCAGAACAGCCTGACCAAGAGACTCATTGAGTGAGTTAACTTTAGAAAGTTTTTCAATCTGACGGTCTTTGATACGGATCACTTCCATTAAAGTCTGAATATCTTCTGCAACAACTTCCGAACCAGTTTCGTTATTAAAAAGCTCGGTTTTTGAATAGATGTTGTATACAACTCCCATTTTTCCTTCTTTGTCAGCAATAACCATTTCATATTTTTTGGTCGAGTATGAGCGGCCTTCACGCTGAACGACAGTAGCAATAGTCCATGAATCATTAACATGAACCATGAAGTTATTACCAGCTTCCAGTTTACCAGCAATATAAAAACCTTTACCTTGGTCTTCACATGACTTATTCAGGAAACGACGAAGAACAAAAGTTTCATCACCTGATTTAGAGCTACATTGTTTAACTAGCCCTTTCAAACTATCAGACTGGATTTTAATTTCTTGTTTAGTGACTTTGGTCGTACCTTGAACATGAAAAATAACAGCGTTTGGTTTATTTGATTTTGAGTTATTGTACAGGGTGATTCTCATGGTGATTTCCTTATTTGATTAAAGTAACAGTACGTCCTACAAGTTTGACCTTAACTCCGCAGGCATTACACCAACGACGAAAGGTAATAGCTGAACAACCGAATTTTTCATTTGCCCAATCATTTTGTTCTGCAACTGGAATAGAGAAAAATTCAAGTGCGTATTCTTCAATAGCTGACAGAGATGGTTTTTCGATAGCTTTCATTTTTGTTTCCTTTATTGAAAATAGTTTTATCAATCGATATAAAAATAATATCATAAAATTCTTAAAGCAAATTACTGCAGAACTTGATGACTCATTGTTTTGTTCTTGTATAATGATATTTATAATACGTTTCTGGAGACTTAATTAGATGGCGTAATGATGTTCTATTCACTTTTATTCACTATAAGAAAAGACTCATGGAGAATAACTATTCGAGGCATTTTTGCATTGCTTATAATACCTTCCCGAAGCTTTTTCCGAGTTTTTCGAATGAACAGTCACAATAGATGAATAAACATTTTTTCAGAAGAATTAATAAAGTGATTGAACAGTCACTTCGGATGATTGGATAGTCAGAGTTCATACTATAAAAGTCTCCCACATGACTAAGAGACTTTGAATTACAAACTCGCCTTTAAGGTTACTACACTCACACATGCAGTATAAAGAGCTCTCAACCAAAAGAACTCTTGAATTACACGCATTTCAATCTTCAACCTTTACAAAACTCAATCGTGGTAACCAGCCACATAGATATTTATAACACAGGATTTCTAATGCAAATTTGATAGTTATTCGATGATCCCATACACACAATTGAACCCGAAATAATACTCATTCGGATAAAAATAATACTCATTCGTTTCCAAAGTCTTTGGCACCAATGCTTCGGAGGTGTTTAATTAGATGTAAAGTCTTCGGTTGACACCTTCATTACCAAACAAGTTTGATATTCAGGTAGCCACCTCCTACAAGCTTCACAAGAAAGAATGTGAAACTCGCGGAGGCACGACGCGATAGCCTTTACGTATCGGAATATCAATAAACCACTTCGTGGTAATTAGAACGACTAGTAACAAAGACTATCCCTTCGCAGGCTCAGGGAGTTACACAACTTGTTAGTTCAAACTAGTAGCTTCTAGACCCAACCAGTAACAACCAGAGAGCTTCTAACCAGTAACTAATAGAACCAATCATCTTTCCTACTAGTAACTACCAGAGTTAACCAGAGAGATTCTAGAATCAACTAGTAACTACCTTCAACCATACAGTAACAACTAATATTCTGGCCCTTCGGGCCAGGTATCATTTTTATTACTTTAGTAATTCTATATCTCTATATAAGGGATAACTAATAACTTACTTGAAATCCTGTACTTATCCTTAAACCTTGTACCTATCATTCCTGCTTGTACCTAACAGCACCTCCATGCCCTTCTGATTCATTCTAGGCACCTTTCTGGCTCAAGTTGATTAACCCTATACCTTCTGTCCTGTTAGTCCTGTAGTGCATCTGGTGAGTTCTGGTGAGCTCATTTCTTCTTTGCTCGACGCTGAACAGTGTTGTCCCAGCTTCTCATATACTCTGTCAGCAAGTCGTTTTTACCTTGTAGCTGTGAGTAATAACATGGTGCCGGTAAAGTACTCCAGAACTCACTGATAGCTTCTGCAAACTCGTTGAACTGCTCAGGAGACACTTTTAGCTGATCGTATCGGCTATCAAACCATTTGTACTCATCAGACATGTAATGAGGGTAGTACTCAGGATGTTTAGCAACTAGTTCGTTATGGGCATCACCACTACCATGCTTGTAAACGTTTACGACTAATCGGCAAGTATCAATCATATCTGTGAAAGCTTTGTTTTTTAATTCTAATCCTACCCAATCAAGCAACCTTATCAGAGATGGAAACCCTAGGTTCCAAACCATCCCTTCGATATCCCGGTTAGCATTCCACGAGGATAGTTCCCGAATGGTCTTTTCACGTAGCTGCTTATCGAACTGATGAAACATGCCAGCTGTTAAGGCTAGCGTTACTGTGTTGTACATCTCATGAACAGCAAGGTAGTGAGACACGCCTTCCTGATAGGCATCTTCATAGGCATCTCCTTCATCATCCCAATCAGGATTGAAGTGCTTACCAAGATATTCTAGCCGCTGCTTTTCTACGAATTCAGCTTCTTTATCAATGTCATTGAACTGACTTAATAATCTCTCGTTTGCCTGCTTTACATAAAATTTGTGAGGTTCAATAACCACATCAAAATCTAACTTGTCGAAATAAAACGTGGTTGTATCTTTTTGCATACACTCCTCCTTTTTTTACAGAATACATCAAATCACATGTTTAAGACAATAAACCTCAAAAGCAATGAATTAAGCACCCATTAGTATGAATGCAAAATGAAATAAAAAGCTGCACTGGCCCCCTGCTATCACAAATCCTATAAAGCGGAATTCCTGCGTAATAAATATTTGTATACAAACAATCGCAGGAATTCTAATGAACTCAAATAACATCACACTTGAAATCGCTAATCTGTTTGAAATTAACCCGGAGTTTTCTTCTGGTCTTGCATGGAAGAATCCAAGCAATCACGTTAAAGGCCATCGCAAAGAAGGTCTTAAAAATATGGCTGGTAGTTTTAATAACAAAACTGGTTATTGGCAAGTACGTATACCCGGCAAATTTAATGGTAAAAACTTATTCGTCTATACGCATCGCCTAATCTGGATGATTCAAAATCAGAAAGTGATTCCAGAAGGATATGTTGTAGACCATATTAGAACTCGCGAAAACAAACCTAAGAATCTTCGCCTAGCGACAAAAATTGAGAATGCTGCTAACTCTCGTCGCACTATCAATCGTCAATCAGGTCTTCCTCGCCGTATCAATAAGAACTCAGCCGGTTATTTTGCTCGTTTCCGTTATGCCAAAGAAACTTATCGTTCTCCAACTGGAACTTTGGAAGAAGCTCAAGAGTGGTTAGAAAAAACCTTGAAGCAGATGCATGGTGAGTTTTTTTCAGAACTTTAATTAATGGGGCTTAAGCCCCCTTTGGTGTTATATGAACGACTTAAAAAAGATAAACGCTATTTTCAAACAAGCATACAGATTCATTATTCCACCTCCTGAATATACTCCCTCTGAGTGGGTTGAAGAAAATTTAGTTTGGCCTGATGGTCCTTATGCTGGTCAGAAGATGACTCTGTTTGAATTTCAGAAAGAAATGATTGATGCCTTAAAAGGTAAGAAAAAGAAAATTGTATTTGAAACATCCGCGCAGATAGGAAAAACATCGATACTCAATGGAATCCTGTTCTACAAATCTGCTACTGACCCAGGTAATGCAGGTGTACTCCAGTCAACAGGTAAAGAAACAGCACAGTGGTTAGCAGGAAAAATTAGACCACTTATCGACTCATCACCAGAGATGCAGGCGATTGTTACGGATAAGAACGACCGAAACGCAGTCAATAACAACTCTCAGATTCAGTTAAAATCAGGCGGTTTCTGGTATTTCATGTCTCTGAACTCACCTAGTCATCTTCGTGGTAAAACATTGCCTCTTCTTCTGCTTGATGAGGTTGATGCTGTTGAATCAGATACTGAGGAAGGTAACCCAATCCTTATAGCTGAGCAACGTGCAACAACCTTTGGTGAAGATGCCCGTATCTTCATTAGTTCTACACCAACTGGAAAATACGGTGCTATCCATACTCAGTACGAGGCATCAGACAAGCGTAAGTATCATGTACCTTGCCCTGCATGTGGTCACTACCATGAACTGGTCTGGGACAATGTTAAGTTCGACAAGATTCAGCAGGAAGGCAAGTGGCTACCTAATCCTGACTCTGCTTACATCGAATGCCCTGAGTGCAAGCATCGGTTCTCAGATGGTGATAGAGCAAGAGCAGTTAAGAAAGGGAAATGGGTTCAGCTAAACCCTCAGTCGGATGTTGCTGGTTTCCATATCTCAAGGCTCTATAGCCCACTTAGTTCTATTCGTTCTGTTGTAGAAGACTATAAAACCGCCTTTCAGAGTTTCAGCCTAAGTACTTTCTACAATACAGTTCTTGGTTTGCCATTCGATGACCTGAATGAAGAAATTGAACAATCTAAATTTGTTAAACTTCAGACAGATATCAGCATTAAGAACATCCCTGAAGACACATTGTTCTTAACTGCTGGCGTTGACCAACAGAAAGACCGCTTAGAAGTAACACTTCTTGGTCATACCGAAAAGTCCGTGTACATCCTTGATCATCGTTCGCTGATGACAATGAATGCTGAAGTTATTGAGTCACCTGTCTATAGAGAGATGTTGGCATTCCTGAAAACAAGATTCTCAACTCCTACTGATCGTGTAGTGCCAATGGCATGGGCTAACATCGACTCCGGTAACGGCATGGCTACGAAAACGATCTACCGATTCTGCTCTCAATGGGCGAATCTTCATGCGATTAAAGGTTCATCACAGTTCGATGCTCCCTATGTACCAACTAAACTAAGCCGCGTATCAGGTTATGAACTCTATAACATCGGTGTTAACTCAGGTAAAACTTTAGTTCGTACAATGCTTAATCAGAATATTAAAGACGGCATCCATGTTCCAGTAAGAGTTGAAATTACTGAGAACGGTATTCCTGATGATTATTTTGAACAGCTAATGTCTGAAGAACTTAAACGCTCAGGTAATGGTACTCGCTGGGTAATCAAACAAGGTGGTGTTCGAAATGAAGCCCTAGACTGTCTGAACTATGGATATTGTGCTCGTCTTCAAGTAATCGAAAAAATCAAATGGCATGAATGGCGCAAGCTGATGGCTAAACAACTCATTAAGGATGAGCCAGAATCAATCCAGGAAGACGCAGAAGAACAGCTAATAGTTATATCATCTGAAGTCCAAGAGGCTCACAGAGTGAATCCTGTGCGTCCTAAAGCGCGAAGACCACAAAGACCACCTCAAAAAAGAGGCTGGTTGTAACGAGTAATAAATAAGGTTATACCCAATAAAATGAGGTCCATATGGATAAGCAGATTTTTATTGGGGAGACCTTACTTGTTCAAAATGAGCAAGGTGCATCGGTTACTCTGGCAAATCGTCAGACTGAACTTTATAAAAACCCATCAGCTCCGTCGAATGTTGAAATTCCAACTTCTGAATTTTCAGAAGGCATTTACTCACTGGTGATTTTTTTAGGCGGTGCCTTTGTATCAACTCAGCTTGTTAAGATCGTCTCTCCAATCGCCGCAAAAAGTAATAAAGAACAGATCATTGAACAGATCAGGAATATAGATTCAGTTATTTCTTATCGCCTGACCAACAATGAAGATGCCATTCAGCAGATGTCCATTAATGGCAAGTCATTTGTTTATGAAACTCTAGATTCATTAATGGCTGCTCGTAAAAAACTTCTATCTGCACTAAGTGCTGTTGTTCAAGCTGAAGATGCACGTAATGGTAAAGGTCCAATTAAAACAATTAAATTTAGATTTCGAGGTCCAACATCATGAATTTTAATTTCTTGAAAAGAGCTAAAGCTGAGCCAGTTGCTCCAGCTAAAAAACGCTCTAAGCCTCGTGCTCGTCGTTCAAAATCTTTAGACAATCTTTCATTAGGGGAAGGCTTCGAAACAAAAGTAATCCGTGGCGCAGCAGGTGGTTCAGATATCAATCGATTGACTGCCGATTTTCAGGAGTCAGTAATCCAAGGTAATGTGAATATCTTTATTAGGTCTCACTTACAGAATCTTCAGCGTAATTCTCGTACTTTAGCTGTTCGTACACCACATGGTAAACGAGCTGCACAGTATCAGTCAGATAACATTGTTGGTACTGATGGTATCTGTCCACAACCTCGTCTGTTAGATTCTAATGGTCGTCCTAATATCGCTCTGAATAAGAAAATTAAAGAATCATTCGAAGACTGGGCATGGCGTAGTCGCAAGTTCTCACTGAATCGAAAATTCTCTTGGCGTGAGTTTCAAGAAGTTCTTGAGCGTGGTCGTTTCATTGATGGTGAATCACTGGTTCGTATTCATGATCGCACTGATGGTATTCGTGTTGAAGTTCTCGATGCAACCCGTATTGACATCAATCACCAGTTCCAAAATGAAGAAACTTTCTGTTATATGGGTATCGAGTACTCTAATGACACAATGGAGCCTGTTCGTTATTGGATTCGTAAAATTGACCCGTTGACTCAGAATTTTAATGGTCTGACAGAGGGTGTCGATGCTGATGATATTATCCATTATTACCGTGAATATTTTATTGGTCAGCAACGCGGAATACCTGAATCCTCAGCAATTATCAATACTCTTATCCAATATGATGGTTTTACCAACTATACATTGGTACAGAAAAAGGCTGCCGCTTCATCAATGGGCTTTATTACTCAAGATAAAGACTCACAAGAACAGATTGATATCATGGCAATGGAATCTGAAGATGAAATTCCACAAGACGTTGTACAGACTCTTGAAGCCGGTATTATTCAGCAACTCCCGCCAGGCATGGACATCAAACAGTTCACTTCAACTCAAGGGGGCGATGACTATTATAACTTTACTAATCGTCTTGAAGAGCAAATCTCAATGGGTTATGGCTTCTTCATGCAAGGTTATCGAGGTGATACTTCTAACATCAACTACAGTTCTGCTCGCTTTGGTGACCAAGCTCAACGAGTGATGTTTAAGAATATTCAGCGAACCATGCAAGAAAAAGTTCTTGAACGTTTGTTTGAACGTTGGTTACAGAATGCAATTCTTAGTGGTGAAATTGATATTCCAATGACGGCAATTGGTTCTGTTTTACGCAATACGCAGTGGTCATATCCTAAGTGGGACTCAATTGATCCTAAGAAAGATACTGAAACTGAGATTCTTAAAATCGACAACGGTCTTAAACCTCGTTCCGACACCATTCTGGAGTTCGGACAAGAACCTGAAACTGTATTCGCTCAGATTCAATCTGAGAAAGATTTCTATGTCCCTAAAATGGCGCATCAACTCGAAGTTGCTAAAGCCCCTGCTGAAGCATCTGCCACAGCTAACGAAAATGCGTAATAAATATAGGTATATAAGAAAACATTGAGGAACTTCGGTTCCTCTTTTAAAGGAAAATAACAATGCTTCAAAATTCTACTGAATCAGATCAATTAATTGTTCTCAAATCTAGACTGTTCGATGCGCTTGAAGACTCTGAAAGATATAAAAAACTGGCAGAACAATATTCAATTGCGCTCGCCCAAGTTGCCGAAAACTTTGGTATTCGAGGCGAACAGATTCAATTAACAGAAATTGTTGCTGCTTCGGAGAAATTCAAGCAAGACGAATAAGGTACTGCAATGCTTAAACTAAAGCGTGATTTTTCCGTGCAGGACGTTCAAGTATCTAAAGACGGTGTATATGAAATCGCCTTTAGTTCTGAAACTCCTGTTCAACGTCAGATTATTGATAATTACGGACAACCAATTACGGTCAATGAAATTCTTGTTCATGACAGCGCCGATAATGCTGATCTAACTCGAATTAATAACGGTGCAGCTTTGCTGTTCAATCATGATTTTGACCAACACTTGGGGATTGTTGTTAAAGACTCTGTGCGTATTGACCCTGACAAAGTTGGTCGAGCTAAAGTTAAATTCAGCCAGTTTGGTCAACTTGCTCAAGATGTTCGTGGGAAAGTTGACGAAGGTACAATTTCAAAGATTAGTTTTGGATATGACCTAGTTGAATATGAACTTCAAGGTAATGACTTGCTTGTTACCAAATGGGCTCCTTATGAAATCTCATGGGTTACTGTTCCTGCGGACGATAAAGTTGGCTTGGGACGCTTATTAAATATAACTGAAGATGCAGCTAAAACTGCCACCCCTAATTTAAACTCCGAAGGAAAAAACATGAAACGTGAATTAACCGTTGCTCAAGTTGAAGCGATGTCTCCTGAAGCACTGTCTGATATGACAATTGAAGAAATTGAAGAATTGCCATTAGATGCTCGTAAACGTCGTGATGAAATTCTTGCTCAAGTAAAGGATGACGCTATCAAAGCTGAACTTGCAGATGATGAAGAAAATAAAGATCTAGATGACGCTGAAGGTAAATCTGCTGCCGCTGCTGAAGAAGCCGCAAAAGTTCAGAAGCTAGAAGAAGAAAAACGCGAAGCTGAAATCGAAGAAATCGAAGAAATCGGTGAACGCTATAAAGTTCCACGCGGTGATATCCGCAAAGCAATCGCTAAAGGTGTTTCCGTAGCTGATTTCAAACGTTCTATTAAACCTAATTCAATTACTAAGGCCCCAGCGGTGGTACGTACAATGACTAAAGATAACAAACAAAATCTCGAAAGCCAGTTCAACTTCGGTGAAGCACTGCGCTCTGTAATGGCTGACAAACCTCTGAAAGGTGCTGCTGCTGAATATACCCAGGAAATGACTCGTAAGCGTCTGAATGCTGGTCGTACTTCTAACGGTCGTATGTATCTGCCAGTAAGTGCGTTAGCTAAGGGTTCACGTGCTATCAACTCAGTTCCAACCGTAGCTCCAATCCAACAGGAAGTTGTTGATTACGGCTCATTCGTTGAAATGCTGCTGAAGCCGACTGTTCTTGGTCAACTGGGTGTTAACTTCCAGACTGGTCTGACTCAGCCATACACTCAGCCAAAATGGACCAAATCCTCTGTTGATGCTTTCGGCTTCGTTGCTGAGAACGGTGAATCTCCAGAAGGTGAATCTGCTTTCGAGAACATCCAGTTCATGCCTAAGACTTTCACTGGTGGTAACCCACTGACCCGTCAGGCTCTGGAAACTACTCCTAATCTGGAAGCTTACATCTCTGATCACATCATCAAACACAGCCGTGCAAAAATTCAGGCTCTGATGTTTGGTTCAGAAACCGGTAATGCAAACACCCCTGCATCTATCATCTCTCAGCTGGCTGCTAAATCTCTGGGTATGACCTACAAAGAGTTCGTTGTTGCTGCTGCTGAAGCTGAAGGTAATGGTGTTGAAATGGCCCGCTTCAAGTATCTGGTTGCTTCTGCACTTGGTGGTGAACTTCGTTCTACTCTGCGTGATGCTGCTGTTGCTGGTTATGTAATCGACGATGCAGGTAAGATCGGTGGTTATGATGTTATCACTTCAGGTCTGGTAACTCCGGGTTCTGCAATCGCTGGTGACTTCTCTGCAATTACTGTTGCTGAATGGGACGGCCTGGCTCTTGATCTTGACGACACTACTTACCGTAACCGTGGCGCTATCGTTCCTCGTGTTTGGTGCGATATCGATTGGAAAGTCACAGCTGATGACCGTCTGTTCCTGTACAACAAGGCAACCGCTGCGGGAAAGTAATGATTAACCCTCTGGCGTTAGTTGTTCAATAAAAGAAAGGGAGCCCTAGTGGTTCCCTTTTTTAGTATTAGAGGGTTTTAAATAGAACATAAGGAGAAACTATGTTTGAATTCAGCCAAAAGCAACGTCTAAATTTCTTAATGAGGTTTGGACTAAAAACTAAAGTCAATGCAAAAGAAGTTTTTGTAATCCCTGAACGAACGACTAATTCTGACAATGGACAGGTAACTGAAGAACTTTATGTTACTGCTAATTCAGATGATGTTAAGCAGGGGTATATCATTGAACTAGATGGCGAGACTTACAAAATTGCTTATATCAATAATGATAACTCAGGGCTAGTTAATTGTTATCTGTCTATTACTTCGAAAGAACAGATTTTTGAACCTGAAGAATTCCAAGGAATTGAGTTACCAAAACTGAAAAGAAAGGTTTCAAAGTATGAGTAATATACTTCCACGCGTTCTAATTAAAAGAGCATTCGCTGATATTCTTGTTGAAGAACTTAATGCTAACTTAATTGAAGAGCCATTTACTACAGGTGTTTTAGAAGAGGTCCAAATAATGATGCCAGAAATGACCGAGGAATATACCCGGTTAAGCCTGAACTCTTCAAAACTAGTAGCTAATTTGAGCATCACCTTTGACATTTTCTCAAAACTGAATGAATCGGGTGTTCATCAGTTGATATATCAGATCATGAAAATCCCAGCTTCCCACCCAAAGCTGTCAAAGTTCAAACTAACTGAAATTTATCCTTCCAACTCATTTACTAATTATGGCTTATCAGCTTCAGACGGTCATGTGGAAGGTCAGGTAGTACTTACAATGAAATATCTTTTCTAAGGAATTAAAATGGCCGGACAAACTAAGGACATTTTCTCAGGTGCTTACGTAACAGTATCCCTGAATGAAGACACATCAAATGCTGTTCCAGCTTATTTTGATGCAGGCTATATCACTACCGAATTTTTGGGCTCATTCCCGGCCATTGGAATTTCTCAGGCAATTCAAAAATATGATGATTACCGAGATGATTCAACTTCAAAACTAGCTGGTGATATTACTATCGATCAGACGCAACTTGTGATGCTTGAAGTTCAAGATGATAAGTTTCAGTATGAGCTTGATCAAGCGCTACATAATAAGAAACTCCTTCGTTTCCGAACACTGTATGCAATGGATGTAGATCCTACTTCAGACATTGCTAAAAACGGTGTCTATGCCATCTATGATGCTTATGTAAAAAAGGTAGAGCGTTCAGGTTCAGCTAACACTGTTGTTACTCGTACCTATACATTAGAGCCAGAAGGTCAGTTATTCACAGGCTATGTTCGTGTAGGTGAGCAGCTTCGTCAGGGTGATTTTGGTGTAGGCGCAGGTACTGAAGACATTCCCGGCCCATCAGATGTTGATAGCTTCCAAGGTAATCGTTTGGTAACTGTAGATGGCTCTCTCAGCTCTAACCCATTTAGCTCTGATACTTCTGAGATTGTGCTTCAGCATCCATCTGGTGTTGGCTGGAACATGATTGCTACGTCAACTGGCGCACCTATGCTTCGTATCAGTAACAGGGTACTACAAGGTGCTGATAATGTAGTTCGTTCACCGTGGATAAAGGTGTTCACTGAGTCAGAAAAACCTACAGCGGCTGAAGTTGATGCAGTATCAGCCACTAAAGGGGGTGAATTCTTAGCTCCAGTTAAATTCAATCTTATAGAAGTTAATAAAAAAGGCGCACGAACTGCACTGATTGATAATGATGGAAATTCAGTATTCGCATCTGTCACTACACTAACAGGTAAGATTGATTCTCTAACGACTAAAACTGCGAATATTGGTTCTGTTACTTCGGCATCAATTGATGCGCAGGCTGCAAAAATCATCACTATTTCAGGTAATACCGCAACTTATATTAATGGGAATATTGATAACTTAGTAACTAAGACTATTGAATCTTCTGAAAATATCAGTTCAGCAAAGCGTATTACAGGTCAAGAAGTCTACGATGGTACTGTTCGAGTATATTCAAAGAATAATCAGCCTAATTCAGATGATGTTGGTGCACTTTCTTTGACTGGTGGCAAAGTATCAGGTTCTGTTGAAATTACTGGATCATCTAAGCTTCAGGCAGTCACCGCCACCACAGTCACCGGCAGCGGTAATATCTCGGGAAGCCAGATACTTGAAGGCTCTGTTCGTGTCTATAGCCCAAATAACAAGCCAACTCCAAGTGTTCTAGGGGCAGTCAATAAAGCTGGCGATACGATGACTGGTGATCTAACTGTTCCTAATATCAGTACATCTAGTCTTGTTGTTACTTCTCAAGACCCATCACTTTTTAGCATAGTTAATATTAGTGGAACTCAGCATACACCGTTAATGATCCAAAGGACTGGTGCTAATGCAACTTCAAATCTGAGCATTGGGTACAAGCTTGGTGAAACAACTTATTTCTTTGGTCTTGATAATAATGCCAGCTTAAGTTATGGCAAAAACTCAAATCAAGCGTTGAATGCTAAAGTTTATACACAAGACTTCAAGCCAACATCAGCCGATGTTGGCGCTATTCCTGAAAATGCATCAATTGACTTTGGAACTTTTTAAGGCCTTCGGGCCTTAATAAATACGACATAACTTATTAAGGAATAAATTATGTCTTCATTGAAAGAGTTAAAATTTAAAAGGACATCGGTTGCCGGTCGAATCCCTACAACAAGTGTGATTCAGGAAGGTGAAATCGCCATCAATATGGCAGATAAGCGCATCTACACTAATAATGGTTCAGAAGTAATTGAGATCGGCGGTATTAATGGTTCAGTAACTGGTAACATTGATGTTGAAGGTACTATTAAAGCGGGAGGTATTAGTCTAAAAAATCCGCTTGCAGTTGAGTTTGGTGGCACTGGTTCAAAAACGGAGCAAGGAGCCCGCGACAATCTTGGGGTATACAGCAAAACTGAAACTGATACCAATTTCGTTAAGAAAACTCTAACAGTTAATAATCATCCACTGAATGAAAATCTGATGTTAACTAGCACAGATACTGGAAGTTTGGCCATTGCTAACAATCTATCAGACGTTAAAGATGTTATTAAATCCCGCCAGAATATTAAGGCAGCAGAGTCAGGTGATAACTACGATCTAAAATCGATTAATGGCCTTACTACTGCTCTTTCTGTCTCTCAAGGTGGTACAGGCGCTAAAACTAAAGAAGGTGCCTTAACTAATTTAGGAGCCCTTCCACTGACTGGCGGCACAGTAACAGGTGAAATTATTAGCACATCAGGTGGCGGAAATAACTTCCGTATGTCAGGAACTAAATCAGTATTCCAAAGATTTGATGGAAATGGCTGGTATTTCATGATTTCTGATTCAGCTACTGGAACTTATAACAATCTAAGACCATTAACTATTGGTGCTAGTGATGGTAAAGTTTCAATGAATCACAACGTTTATGTTGGTGCTGGACTCGGTGTATCCGGTGGACAGACAATTTCAACAGGAAATTTAACAGTTTCTGCTGGTTCTATTACTTCTTCCGGCTCTATTACTTCTTCAGGGACTGTTTTAAGTAACGATGTTATTACTAAGACCGTTAGAATAATTAACTCTGCTAATAACTCTGAAATGAACTTCACCAACAATGCTAATGGATATATCCAAATTAACCGTGCTAACATTTCATATCTCGATGGCGGCGGTCTTCCATTAATTAATATGGGTCCTGTTCATGTAGCCACAGTTTCCGGCGCATTACACAATAGACAGGGTACTCATATCTCATGGAATGAATCTGGCGACGGTAGAGGCTCTATTGTAGTAAACCGAGGACAGGGTACTGGTGGGTTTAACTTCAGATTTGTTGATTCTGGAAACACAGCAGAAACTGGCTCAGTTAGAATGGACGGTGGTGGTACATTAAGAGCTACAGGAGATATTATTGCCGGAAATCGTGTTTACACATATGGCGGCAATTCATTCCTTGCGTATGATGGTAACGTATACGGGGCGGTATTCGGTAATGATTATCTTACCAACTGGGTAAACAATAACTATTATCCTCGCGGCTCTGGTGATGGTGCATATAACCGTGCCAATGACGCATGGAATAAGGCTAATGACGCTCAGGTAAACCGTTGCCAATGGGTTCGTACAGGTTCTCAGTATAATGCAGGTAACTTGGGTGATGCAGGCGGACAAAGAACAGTACCAGCAGGCTGGCTTGTTGTAGGACTAAACAGCGCAGGCGGTCAACAAAATAACTCTATACAGATTATTGCTGGAAGAATCCAGGTATTCTTTCCAAGCGGAAGCGGTTGGGTTGATAGCGCATATTAAGGAATTTATATGAAAATCATTAAAAAAATGACAGGAATTAAGTGGATTGGAAATGTCGATGGTGGAGCTTATTACAACGATGATAAAGGAAACGATTGGTATCAATTCAGAAATTCTTTAGCAGAAGATAAACCTATAATTGTTGTATTACGAAGCACTAGAGACATTATAATGTTCTGGAAAGGTGACCCTACATTTGTAGGGCTACTTAATGAAGAACTCGATGTGTATCAATTAGATTATTTTTTAGTTGATACTCAAGAAGAATTTCTATCCAGAAAATTTAAATTTAGTGAAGACGGCGTTGTTACTGAAACAACAGTCAAACCACCTCAGAGAACAAAAGAGGATATTATGTCAGACCTCATTAAACTTCAAGAGGAATTAAAAATCATGATGTAATTTTGGAATATAAATACACTTGTATATTAATCCTTAAGGAACAAAAAATGGCAGATTACGATGTTTTTGCTGGCTCATACGTCAGCGTCTTTTACAATTCAGATATCACTAATGAAGATATTGACTCAGTTAAGTTTCAAGAAGTTCCTGAAGCCGCAGCATTCCCAACTTCAGGTATCGAGCGCGAGGTAATTAACGTTCCTAACTTTACCCATAAGTTTGGACGTAAACTCGTTGGTCGTGCTTCAGTACCTTCAATTGACATTTCTGTAAACTATATTCCGGGCTCAATTCATGACAGCCTTAAACAGCTTGCAGAATCTGGAAAACGTGGTCAGTTCAAACTCGTCTATTGGTTTGATGCAGATAAATCAGCAGGTGTTGGTATCGTCTATAACGGCTTCTTGAGTAAGGCTAATATTACTGGCGGTGAAACTGATTCAGTTAAACTTGAAATGACTTTGGAAGTTGATAAAGGACCAGTCGTTGAAAAATTGGTTGTTGCTACACCTAGCGCATAATCTATTTCAATATAATTAAGGGAACCTCAATCGGGTTCCCTTTTGTGTTTTCTGGCGTTATTAAATAAGCATATAAAATGAGGAATATGTATGCACAAATTTAACGCTGATCTTTCAGATATTATTAATGAATACGCTTATAAACCACTTCAAATCGGAAAGAATGACTGCAATATTTTCTTTGCGGATTATCTAGATCTGGTTAAAGAAACAGACTTTAAATCCAAGCTTCAAGATAATTATACAACCATCCCTCAAGGCTTGAAGATTTGCAAAAAACTTACTGGTTTTAATTCAGTGTATGAAGCCGCACTGAAATATTTCGTTCCAGCCGAAGAAGTTCAGCATGGTTCAGTTCTTCTAGCCCTAAGAAAAATAAAAACAAGAGATTATTATTCAGCAACCGTAGTTTTTGGCAATCAAGCACTTATTGAAGAGAATAACATCTACGTACTTAAAGATGTTGCTGACATTGATTACGACTTCATCTTTAATAAGGAATAAACTATGGCTGTTATTGCTATTGCTGCAATCATTGCAGGTGCTTCTGCTGCCGCAGCCGCTTATGCCGCTGGTATTGCTATTGCCGTCGCTATCGGTATCGGTGTGGCTGTTGCTGCTGTTACGGCTGTAATGACCTCTGTAGCTATGAACCAAGCCCTGCCTCAGTTCAGTTCACCTGACCCGGGGAGCTCACTAGGTACAACTACAGACCCAACTACAGTACTACCTGTTGTATATGGACAGCAGCGTGCAGGTTCAATCAACGTTTTCAAAGCTGTTGCTATCAGTGACCCAACCTATCTAGTACAGATTTTTGCATTCTCAGAAGGTGAAATTGACTGCTTCAAGAATTTATACCTTGATAACAAAAAAATCCTTGTAGACGGTAAAGAACACAGAGATGGTGTTGTTACAAAAATCGACATTAAGCCAGCTTATCGCGATTACGTAGAAGTTGAGTTTTCTACTGGTAAATCAACTGGTCGCACTCTAACTCTGGCTCAGAAGTATATGGGTAAGGACGCTCAGACAGGTTGGCCTGACAACGCCACAGGTAACGGTGTTGCTACAGCTTGCGTTGTTATGCGTAAAACTAACAACGTTCTAGCTAATGGTGCTGATATCCTTCAGCCTAATAGTAACTGTACTGTAGACATGTCTGGTCTGATGATTACCGATCTGACCGATGGTGTTCGTAGAGCTTCAGATAATGGTCCCTCTCAGATGGTTGATTACATGCTCAATGAGCGTTATGGCCTAGGTGTGCCTTTTGAGCAGCTTGATCTTGATAGTTTCAAAGTTGCTGCCGCCTATGCAAAGAGCAACTCATTTACTTCAAATGGTTCTTTAGACCCTAACTCAACTTTTAAAGAGAACTTAACACAACTAGCTGGTGCATTTGGCGGACTCATTTTCCAGAGTTTCGGACAAGTTACTTGCCGTATTGATGGTCCGGGTGTTGTTCAGTATGAATTCAACGAAGACAATATTTCTGCGAGTTCAATAACTTTAAAGACTGGTGAGTCTGCACAGTACTTTAATACAATCAATGCTAAGTACCAAAATCCAGCAATTGATTATTCAGAAGAAATTCTTCGTTATCCTTCTGACATTACAAATGACCCGATTATCACTAGAGATAAACGTATCATCTCCAAAGATATCGAGTATCGTTTTGTTAAGAATAAGAAACAGATGGATTTCTTAGCATCAATTGAACGTAATAAATCCACACTATCAAAGTCATTAAGTTTTAACACTGTGGATGCTTACACAATCCAAGTTTGGGATGTAATCAGAGTTAATATTCCTGAATTGATGATCTCAAATCAGTTGTGGCGTGTTAACAAAATAGATCGTTCATTGGAAAAAGGTGCGGCTGGTATGGTTAACATCCAGTGTACTGAGTATATCTCTGAAGTTTATACTGACCTTGATTATGCTCTCAATCCAAATAATACTGCGTCAAACATTCCTGATTTCAATGTTCTTCAAGCTCCAACCAATTTAGAGATTCAGTCTATTGGTGACACAGCAGGTGGACGCAATGTTAAACTTTCATGGTTAGCAGATGATGATTACAACCGTTACGGATTTGTCGTCCAGTATAAAGTTTCAGGAAGTTCTGATTGGGTTGCTGTAGGTACTACTTCTGGTAAGTTCTATATCATCAATAATCTTGATGCAACTTTGAAGTACGATTTTCGTATTTGCGCTTTAGGTCTAATTGCTCGTTCAGAATGGGTTGAGATTCTTAATTCAATGCCTGAAGTAACTTATACACTACCATCAGTGACTGGTCTGGTTCTTACTAATGCACTTGAGAATGCTACAACAACTCAAGAGCGTGAATTCCGATTTGCATGGAATGACCAATCTATGTTGAAAGTTCAAGTGTCTGGTGAACAACGTACTTTCCAAGAAATTTTCCAGTACTACGAAATTACTGTTACTGGACTCAATGGAAAAACTCTTGTTGAACGTACTCGCGATCTTAGCTATGTGTTCACTTTTGAGAAAAACATCAATATAGGCCTTACTCGTCAGATTAGGATGTCGATTGTTGCTGTTGGATATAACGGTACCCGTTCGGCACCAACACAGTTGGTTGTTCGAAATAACCAAGCACCTGCAATCCAAGGCTTTAGTGCTTCAGGTGGTTTCGGTTCTATCTTCTGCTCTTGGGATGATATGGTAATCCAAACTATACCTGACTTTGCAGGTACTGCCGTTCAAGTTGCTTCTGACCAGAACTTTACACAGAACGTCCAAGTGTTCAATACCTCAGATTATTACTTGTTCAACTTCAAGATTGATGATGGTAATTGGTATGTTAAAGCCGGGTGGTACGATGTATTCGGTCAAGATGATATGGTCTGGTCTCAGCCTTACTATGTCCAGATGAAGTCTAAAATTGACTGGAATGATCAGGATCAACAGCAGCTTGAGGACCTACTAAATCTACCTTCTAAGCTTGATTCAGCAATTGATAATGCAGTAGAACTTGCCGATTCCAATGCTGATACCAAGGTAGAGGCAATGCATAAGTTGATTACAACTGAAACCGGTGACACGGTGGACGCTTCAATCAAAACATTGCATACCACTATTACCTCTGAAACCGAAGGTGCCATCGCTCAGTCTGTGACTCAGGTTCAGTCTGACTACAATGGCAAGTTTGGTAAAACTGATGCAAGAATCACCTCAGTTGAAAAGACACAAGCTGATGATCGCAAAGCTGTTGCAACTCAGCTTAGCCAGGTTAAAGCAGAGCTTGGTAATGATATTGCCGCAGTCAGTACCCAGTCTCAGGCTCAGGTTGACAGACTCTCAGGTAAAATTGATGCTTCTTGGGCGGTCACTGCTTCGGCTAATGGCGTAATAGCAGGTATTAGTCTTCTGGCTTCAGGTACATCCAAAACATCTGCAATCATATTCAATGCAGATAAAATCAGTATTACCACTGGTTCAGATCCTAGCAGAGCAAGAATTCCATTCCAAGTAATGGATAATCTAGTTTATCTAGATACCGCGATGATTAGAGATGCATCTATTGGTACAGCTAAAATTAATGATGCGGCAATCACCAATGCCAAAATTGCTAATGCTTCTATCAATAATGCAAAAATTCAGGACGCAGCTATTACTAATGCCAAAATTGGTGATGCAGAAATCACGACAGCTAAAATAGCTCGTGAAATTGCTTCAGATACTTGGTACTCAAGTGGTGGAACAATTGGCTGGCGAATTAACCGCGATGGCAATGCAAGCTTCCAAAACGTATCTGTTCGTGGAACCGTAGCAGCCGAAAATGGTTACTTCAACAATGGCACTTTCACTAATTGTACAATTACCGAAAATTGTACAATTAACGGTACCCTTAGAGCTAACCAGATTATTGGTAACGTAATGGACGGCGGTGCATTCTCTTGGACAGGAGTTAATACCAATGCTTACACGTTCGTTCGTTATGGCGGCAATCCTATGGGCCCTATGCGTGTTTATGGCACTATTGATATTGCTAGGGGTGGTAACCACACTTATGGGGGAATTCGTTATAACACAACAGGGGGCAACTACATGACAACTGGAAGTACTGTAATTAACGTTGTAGTCAATCAAGGCGAATCAGTCTACTGGCAGTTAGCAGCAGGTGAATTAAACCAAGCTCAACGTCACTCAACTTCTTTTAGCGTCATGTTAACAGCTGCCCCAATCAATACTGCTTTTAGTTTGGGTTAATCTAGAAGAGGGGCTTCGGCCCCTATAAGGAAAACTATAATGGGTGGAGCCGAGTGGATCGCATTAGCTACTTTGGTCTTTGGTGGTTTCACTTGGTTAATTTCAATCTGGGCAAAACGGAAGGAGAAGTCTGAAACACTGGAAGAAAAAGTAGAGACAATTGAAAATACTATTGCTCTAAGAGTTCAGAAAGTAGATTCAGAAATAGCCAATCAGAGCCATCTTGCACAGAAGATTGAATTATTAATCAGTGACCACAAAGAGACAAAAGAGAGGTTGAGAAAATTGGAGATAGATATAGTTACATTGAAAACAAAGATGGATATATATCATGCTTCTAAAAACAACACTTCTTAAAGACTACAAACAAGAATTATTTCAGCTTCAAAGCGGTCGGTGTGCATTAACTGGACTTAGTCTCACCGACTTTAATAGTTCTCACCTTGATCATGACCATGAACTTGATGGTAATAAAGCTGGAAGATGTAGAGGACTGCTTCATCCATTAGTGAATGTTCTCGAAGGAAGAATAAAGCATCAGTTTAATAGATCTGGTTTAAAGGGTGAAATTAATTACATTGAATTCTTGAAATATCTTACCAATTATCTTCAACAAGATTACACAGAAAATCCTATTCACCCACGTTTTATTACAGATAGTGCACAAAGATTTTCTCGGTTGACTGTTAAAGAAATGAAGTCACAGCTCCTTGATTTTGGCCTAGATTGTTCAGGAACCAGGGCTGTACTTATTAAAAAGTACAAAAAATATCTGAGACAGACTCATGAAAATAGCAGAGAGATTATCGCTTAAAAACATTCTCAAAGCCGCAGTTGTGGCAGTGGTTCTTTACAATATGGTACTAGTCCCTTTATCACCCTTAGTAGGTGTTAATCTACCTGTACTCGTTATCGATGAAGCAACTAAAACTATTCTTTTCCTATCAACCTTGGGGTAATAATGGCAACTTCAGCAGCAGGTGCTAAACGTGATCTTGAAAAATGGAGACTAAAAGAGACAGATAGTTTCTCGAAAAGAGTAACTAAAGCTTCTAAGCTTGCTTCCGTTGAACTTCAACGTGATATTAACCGAAAAATTGATAGGCCAACTAAATTCACTCAGAATGCAGTTGGTTTCAACTTTAAAATTGATAAATTCGGAACTAAAAACAGAATCTATATCAAAGACATTCAATCTAACTATCTTAGTAAACTAATAGATGATAATCAGAATTTTGGTAAATTTGTTCCTGTTCCCGGCAAAGTCAACCAGTTCGGTAACATCCCTAACTTGAAAACTCGAAGAGGACTTGAGCCAGTGACTCAAAATCATAATGGTCATAAACGTACAATTCTGATAAAGAAGTCTGCTAAGACTGCTAATAAAATTGTTGCAATCTACAAACCTGATCAGCATCGTTCTAAGGCACTTGGTTCATGGGCGGAAATCTGTAATCAACTTGAGAAAACTGTGGCACGAGTCTCGGCGTATAAATAAGACTATACAAAGAGGACACAATTATGTACCACAAATTTCCATGTTTCTCGACAGATGAACTTGAACAAATACGAATCAATGGTCATAAGCCCGAGTCAATGACAGAGGCTTATCCATACTATGACGTTAAAGAAAAACGATTCTCTAAAAATTTAGTCAATCAAAATGACTGTTTCTTTGCAAGCACACAGAAATCTAAACCAGTATTCAGATTCCGTAAAGGTCAACAGGTTAACCTCGACTGTCCATTTGGTCTTTACTCAAATGCAGTTTGCTTAGGTGAGCTTGATTTCATGTACAAAGGTTTCCGTATGGTTGGCTATCTCTTTCAATATAATTAAGGTCTATGATGGATATTAACAAAATGATGGAGACACTGGCTCCTAAAAAATCACCAGTTGAAATTGCAGGATTCCAGTTTTATGCTCGCCCGATGACAGTACAAGAATTCAGTTCTCATATTAATAACCCTAAGAAAAATGATCGTGATGACCTTATGATCCTTCTCTGCATTGAAGATGAAAATGGTAATCCAGTTTTTGAATCACTTGAACAGGTTAAAGCCTTATATACCAATGTTCGCTCTGAACTAGCTAATGCTTGTGCTAATGCATCAGTATTCATCGGTCCAACTCAAATTGAACAAGAAGTAAAGTAAACTGGGCTAAACGATTCAAATATGCACAAATGATGCGTCGAGGTCTTACAGAAGAAGAAATCAATAAAATGCCAGTTACTCAATACTGGGAGTTATACATTTTTGATTCTTTCCTTGAACCACAAGGTCCAGCTGTTCAGGACTTACATCAAGCACAGATTGCGCATTCACTTTATATGACAGCACCAGGAATGACTAAAGCTCATGCCGACAAAATTAAGTTGAGCGATTTTATGTTCCAAAAAGATACAGTCTTCCCATCTGAAGAACAGAAAGCCGAACAACAGACTAAGAAGAATGCTATCAAGTCTCAGAATGTGCAAAGTCAGTTTAGTCCAGAACTTATAGCTAAAGCCAAAAAGATGGCTCAAAGGAAAAAAAATGGCTAAGTACGAATTAGAAATTCTTGGTGATAATTCCAAGTTTACTAAAGTCGTATCACAGTCAATGCGTCAATTAGATGAGCTGTCAGCACACACTGGCGGCTTTTTTGATGGCATCAGTTCAAAGGCTTCAAAAGCTACTGGTGCCTTGAATGCACTGACAGGTATGACACCGGGATTACAAGCTCTCGGCGTTGCTGGTGCAGGTGTAGGTCTTGCAATGGCAGCAATCTCAAAGACATCGGATTATGTTAATGGCCTGAATCAAATCAGCACTAACACTGGTGTATCAGTTGAGATGCTTCAAAAACTTCAGAACCAATTCAGAGCGACTGGTCTTGAAGCTGAGAAGTTCGGTGACATGAACAAAGATGCTCTTGATAAGCTTGGTGATTCATTCCGTAATGGCGGTGGTGGTGTTGCTGATGACCTTAAAGAATGGGGTATTGGACTTGAATCATTGACCAAATATGCCGGTGATGCGCAAGGTGGTATTAAAGCTATCATTGATGTTTTCTATCAGATGAAAGCTGCTGGTCGTTCTCAGGCAGAAATTACTAACGTTATGGAAACTATGGCATCTGATTCAAGCCATATGATTACCACACTTGACCAGTTTACTTCATCTACGGAAGCACTTATTGCTATTCAAGGACAGAATGCTTCTATTACAAATCAAACCGCCGCTGAATATAAAGAATTTAAGTCTAACTTAGATACTTTAGGTACGAATCTTCAGGGTCTTGCAGTTAATGTTATTGCACCACTAGTTAAAGAGATTAACGGTCTTTGGGGGGTGTTTAACAAGAAATGGACGGAGACTGAGTTCACTTCGATGTTAAGCCATTTCTTTTATGACGGCGATACAGCTATTGCTAAAGGCCTTCGTAAACTTTCAGATGTTCCAGATGAGGGTTACTCTAATGCCTCTCAAGCGGCAACTGAAAGACTCAAAGGAATGATGGCTGACCTTAAGTCTGATGTTGATATTTCAGTTAAAGAAGCACACGCGACTTCTGAGACAAATAAGAAAATTGCTCAAAAGAACGCTGAAGACGCTAAGAAAGCTTCTGATAAAGCACAAGCTGAAAGAGATAGAGCAGCTGCCAAGGCTAAAGCTTCGCAAGACAAGATCATTGCTGAGCGTACAGCGGCAATGAATACCCTGAATAGTCTCAACAACCAGATGTACTCAGGTCAGGGGCAATCCTTGTCCTCGCAGGCGCAGCAGCTACAGGCCTCTGTAGGCACCCTGAAGAACATGCTTGATAAAGGTTATATTACCCAAGAGCAATATGTTCAGAAGCGTCAGGCACTCATACAGGCATCTCAGGGTCAGTTTAAAGCTATGTTGTTAGGTGCATCGCCTGAGCAATTGACTGAATCAATCACCGCTGTTCAACAGATATACGATAACCAGTCAGCAGACTTAAAAGCTCGTCTAGACAAACGTATGATTGATCAGAAGACCTACAACGATCAGATGCTTGCACTCGAGCAGAATCATCAAGCTCAGATGGATGCGCTAAAAGGTGTTAATGGTCAGCTCCAGAATGCACAGAACATTACTGATCTGGGATTTGGAACAGATCAAGACCAGATGTTAATCCAACAAGCTGCACTTGATAAACAGAAAGAACAGTTTGATGCAAACAATCAGGCAATGGCTCAAGCTGGTATCATTACCCATCAGCAGTATCTTGATCAGAAAGCCAGACTAGACCAAGCTTACTCCTTGAAGTCTCAGCAGATTTCAATGACTGAAGTTCAGACGAAACTAGGGCTGTATAATTCAATGGCCGGTTCAATGTCTAATATAGTTTCTGGTCTTGCAGGACAGAATTCTAAAGCTGCTAAAGCTGCGTTTGCTGTTTCTAAAGGTACAGCTATTGCAGAAGGTATGCTAAATGCTTACCAGTCCGCATCGAAGGCTATGGCTACTTATCCGGGTCCAGTTGGTTATGCAATGGCTGCATCTTCGTATGCTCAAGTACTCGGTCAAGTAATGTCTATGAAGTCTGTTAACTTAACAGGTATGGCTCATGACGGTATTGATAATGTTCCCTCTGAAGGAACTTGGCTTTTGAACAAAGGTGAACGTGTAGTTGATGACAGGACAAACGGTGACTTGAAGCAGTTCTTGAACAAGCAAGACAAGCAGAGTGAAGCACCAATAACTGTCCATGCTCCGCTGACTATCCAAGGTTCGGTAAGTAACAGAGATACTGAAGTGCTTGAAGCCATCAAGAAACATCCGAGCGCAGTTGCTCTCATGGTTCAAGATGCCAATAGACGTAGAATGTAAAAAGGGCCGCAAGGCCCTTTAATTAATCTAGGAGTTTTACTAAGCTCAAATTGAAAAAATCATCATAAACAACATCGCGAGTTTCATAGTAAAGATCACTTAGTTTTTGACACTGTTCCTTGCCCTCAAATGACCAACAAAGCGCATTCAAAATCATCATTGAAAGAAATGCACCATATTCCTTGTTAGTTAAATCCCCCTCAGATTGATTCATTAGGTTCTGCACATGATAAATTTTCTCTGTTGAAGGATAATAGATGAATCCCTTAGAACTCTTGGAATATTCCTCCCATTTTTCCATTGGGCTGTGCATGTAGTCTTTCGAGAACTTAATCGCATTTAAGTGCCATAGCCTTTCAATTCTTTGAACTTCCTCAAGCTTAAACCCTATCTCAAAGAAACATTCAAATCCTTTCATTTTTTTTCCCCGTAGAAAAAGAATGATGAACCTTTATTGTTGACTTTTTTACAGGCTACCAGAACTTCATTAAGAAAAAGTTCCGTTCTCATTCCATTTTTACCATATCTTGTTTTCTCAACAACAACAGCAGTGTTGTCGAAACGAATTTCGTCAAATCTTTCCTGTTGTACCGCAAGTGAAGGTTTCAT